GCTCTACTTTTCGTTTTGGCAAATATATTGGTAAGTCTTTTGTTGATGTAGCGAATGATGATCCTAGCTACTTTTTATATATTCGTAGTTGGGCTAAAAAGTCTTTACTTGATAGCAAGCGCCTGCAAGTTAATAAGCAAGCATTATTAGATGATGTAGAAGCAAATAAAATTGCGGATGATGTTTTTCAAGCAAAACAAAAACAAGACATTGAGAACAAAGAAAAAAGAGCTACTGAGGCACAAAAATCTAATTATGTAGGTAGTGTTGATGAGGCTATTGAGATCGAGGCTACTGTTCTTCATGTTAAAGTAGGGGAGTCTGAGTATGGTTTTTGGACTAAAACTAAATTAGTAGATAAAGATGGTAATATTTTTATTTACTGGAATGAAATTTTTGGTTCTGCCACTCTTCTTAATGTTATTTCAGATGAAAGACCTTCAGTGATGGATCATCATGGTGAAATATTTTGTGCAAATGCAGGAGATAAAGTTAAATTTAGAGCAACTGTAAAAGAACACTTTGAAGATAAATTTTATTTTGGCGCAAAGACTACTAAAATTAACCGTGCTCGTAAGTTAGAAATTGTTGAATTAACTTTTGTAGGTGGCGGAAGAAAACATGCTAACTTATATGGTGGACTTAATTATCTTAAAGAAAAGTACACTAATGTTAGAGTTATTAATGCAAAAACTAAAAAGGAGATCTCATACAGAGATCTCCCTAACCCTGATAAAGGATAAAGCTAATGAAAAATATAAAATTTAGAAATAAATTTGTTAAGGGGTTTGGTAATCTAAATGGTTTTAATGAAATTATTACATTAGATACATTGGTTAATGAAATGGATATTCCAAAACCATTACAAACAAAGTTAGAAGGATTAAAAGTTAATGAAACTTATGAATTAACTAGAAATATTGACGGAATTAGTATTCAAAAATTTACAAGAATTAACTAGGGGGGAAAAAATGAACGAGAATAATTTAAATTGGTTTAAAGACGATAAAACTTGGTTAAGAGATTTAATAATAAGTGGAGAAAAAAGAAAACAAAATAAAAAAGACCAAGCAAAAGAATGGTCAAGATATCAAGAAGATATGAAAGCTAGAGTTAAAAAAGGTTTAGAACCAATTAATATTAATCAATGGAGAAAAAAATGGAG